GGAGACATCGATGGAGATGATTATATGCATGCTAAAGACAAGGCTATTAAAAAAGCAATGGGTAAAGATAAAGCTGTTAAAGAAAATTTAAAAGCTATCATCACTAAAGTATTAGAAGAAGATCAAATCAATGAAGCTGCTACTAATGTATTAGCTGCTTTTGGAGATGATTATGCAGGCTTTGATGGTATGAAATCAGCTATTAATGCATTAGAGAATATAGTAACTGATATAGAGCAGTACTACGACAAAACAAGAGCTAAGATTCAAAAGGTATATGATACATTAGGTGAGATTAGAAATGAAGAAGGTTTAAAAGTAGGAGGCTTTTTAGCACCTGCAGTTGAACAAGCATTCAATAGAGATCTTAGACCAGTTATAAAACAAGGCTTTACTAAAGCTTTAGATATGCCTCAAGTAAAAAAAATGGCTAGCCCAGGTATGGCTCAAGAAACAGAAGCTCCTAAACAAACAGTTTTCGGCCTAAACGAAAAGAAAAAATAATATGGCACAATTACTAGTAGACGTTACACCATTTAAATCAGTACTTAGAGAGTCTAAAGAAAGACCAGGAGTATTTGAAGTTGAAGGAGTAATGCAAAGAGCTAAGGCTGAGAATCAAAACGGCAGAGTTTACTCTAAAGACATATTAGTAAGAGAAGCTAAGAAATATGTTGATGAGTTTGTTGACAGAGGGAATGCCTTTGGAGAACTTGATCACCCTGAATCTCCTGTAGTATCATTAAAGAATGCATCTCATATAGTTAAAGAGCTATATTGGAAAGGAGACGACCTAATGGGTAAAGTAGAACTACTTAACACACCAGCAGGTAATATAGTAAAAGAAATAATTAAAGCAGGACATACAATTGGTATTTCATCTAGAGGTACAGGTTCTGTAAACCAAACAAATGAAGGTACTTTAGAAGTTCAGCCAGACTTTGAACTTGTATGTTGGGATTTTGTATCCAATCCATCTACTCACGGGGCATTTATGAACCCGATTGCATTACAGGAAGGTAAAGGAAAAGTATCTGTATATAGTAATCTTAATTCTGTTATTAACGATATATTAAGAGCATAATGCAACTATCTAACATAATATTAGAAAGTGACGAAAAACAACTAGCTCTTCAAATTAAAGGAGTTCTTGATAAAGAACTTAAAGATGGAGAGTTAAATGAGTTTGTTGACCCAGTTTCTATATTAAGTTATTTACTTTTATCTAATACAGTTATAGACATGTTAGGTAAATATTCTGCTAAAGTATTAAGAAAACTTAACTTAAACAAAGCAGCAGATAAAGCTGAAGCAATACACAATTGGGCTCATAATAACGAAAAAGCAATGGTCAATGTAATTGCTACAGTTATTAAACCTTTTGTTAAAGACGAAGCAAAAAGACAACAAATTGCAAAAGGATTATTTATTGCAGTATTAGCATCATTAGGAGTCCAAGCAGGTATAGGAGCTTTAGATGCAATCAGAGGAGCAGATGTAAGTTCTGCTGCATTAGGTATGACTAAATCAGCACTCAAAGGAAGAGACATTGCTGTTGTAGGAAAAGAAATCTTAAAGTCTATCTCTTAGTTTTTGTAAACAGTATATATTTATATACGAATATGCAGTTTCTACTGCATCAACCAAAAATTAACTTCATATAACGGTTTACTTAATAACCGTTTGAATTTCACAAATTTATTTTAAAATGGCAAACAAAGATTTATTCAAGCAAGCTATTGCTGAAGCTAAATCTGTAAGAGAAGCCGCAATTGCTAACGCAAAGGAAGCCTTAGAAGAGACTTTAACACCTCATCTTAAAGACATGTTAGCTGCTAAACTACAAGAGATGGAAGATTCATCTGTTGAAGAAGAAGTAGTAAACGAAGTCGAAGAAGAGATTGAAGAAGGATCTAAAGACAAGGACATGGACGAAGCTCCTAAAAAGGACAAAGACATGGACGAAGCTATGAAGGACGACAAAGACGAAGCAATTGAGGAAGACCTAACAGAGATACAACCAGTAGGTGAAGCTGACGAAGACGAAGCCGAGGATGATTCAGAAGAATCTGAAGACGGAGCTGAGGACGAAATCGAAGACGCTGGCGAAGAAGCTGGTGAAGACGCTATTGAAGGTGACGAGGATCTAAAAGACCTTTCTGTTGACCAATTCAAAGATATGATCAGAGACATTATTGCTCAAGAAGTAGGCGGAGACGCTGCTGCTGACGATATGGATGCTGGTGACATCGAAGGAATGGGAGACGAAGCTGGTATGGAAGAGCCTGGAATGGAACCTGAAATGGGCGACGGTGAAGAAGAAATTGACTTAGATGAACTTATCCGTGAATTAGACGCTATCTCTGAAGGAGATGACGAAAAAGAAATGGAAGAAGGCAAAAAAGAAGACGATATGGATGAAGCTACTGAAAAAGTAGAAGAAGACACATCAGTTCAAGTTAATGCAGAATCAGATGGAAAAGACTACAATATTAATAGAGTAGCTGATCTAAAAGAAGATGCAACTGAAGACAAGTCTGAATTAAGTCAAGCATTAGAAACTATCGCAACTCTAAGATCAGAGTTAAACGAAGTAAACATTCTTAATGCAAAACTTCTTTATGTTAACAAAATCTTTAAGGCAAACAACCTTACAGAGTCTCAAAAAGTAAATGTAATCGCTGCTTTTGATAAAGCAGAAACAGTTAAAGAAGTCAAATTAGTCTTTGAAACTGTAAGTGATAACGTTGGCACTAAAAAAGAGACAACAATTAAAGAACACAAAGGATCTGCAAGTAAAGCAACTGGAACTACAGCTAGTAAACCAGAAGTAATCGCAGAAGTATCTGATGCTGTTCGTAGAATGCAAAAATTAGCTGGAATAATTAAATAATTTAAATAATAACTTAATCATGGAAATTAAAAATTTGTTAGAGGGATCTAACCAATCTTACAAAAACATGCAAGCAGATTCTGCTAAGTTAGCCGACAAATGGGCTGCATCAGGGTTGCTAGAAGGATTAGAAAGTAAAGAAGCCAACAACATGGCAATGGTACTTGAAAATCAGGCTAAGCAAATCGTAGCTGAAGCTAACACAACTGGAACTGGTGGTACTTTTACTGCTGGTCAAGGTGAGCAGTGGGCTGGAGTTGCATTACCACTAGTAAGAAAGGTATTCGCTCAAATTTCTGCACAGGACTTTGTTTCTGTACAACCAATGAACCTTCCTTCAGGTCTTGTATTTTATCTAGACTTCAAATATGGAGATACTAGAAATGGTAGAACTGACGGAGAAAACATGTACGGTAACGTAACTGAAGCTTCATCTAAAATGACTAAAGATGCTGACCCATCTGGAGGTCTTTACGGAGCTGGACAGTTTGGTTACTCAATCAACTCTTCTTCAAAAGCATTAACTGGAACTACTTCATCAGTAGGTTTAGGAGATGTAGGGTATGACCCAGTGAAGCAAGTAGCTAACAAGAAAGTAAATGTAACTTTTGTAACTAATGACAAAATTGACCACAAAGGTGTAAGAGCATTTAGACTTATCTCTGCTTCTGTAGATATTACAGGACAACCAGAATTAACTTCTGTATCAGGAGAAACAGTATCTTTCTTAATTAACACAGGATCTAATGACGTAAATGATTCAGATTCTTATACAGTAGTATATCACCAACAACCTACAGACAACGACAGAGGAGACTTTGAAGCTGGATCAGGAAGAGCAGTGGATACTTCAATTGTAATACCAGAAATTGATGTTACTCTTGCATCTGAGGCAATTGTTGCTAAGACTAGAAAGTTAAAAGCACAATGGACTCCAGAATTTGCACAAGATCTTAACGCATATCACTCTGTAGACGCAGAAGCTGAATTGACTTCACTATTAAGTGAGTACATTTCAATGGAAATCGATCTAGAGATTTTAGATATGTTGATCGTAGATGCTAACACAACTGAAAGATGGTCAGCTGAAAACAACAAGGTGTACAATGGTGCAGCTTGGACTACTTCAACTTCTGACTTCTATAATACTCAAGGACAATGGTTCCAAACTCTTGGTACTAAAATCCAAAAAGTATCTAACAAAATTCACCAGAAAACGTTAAGAGGTGGTGCTAATTTCTTAGTAGTATCTCCAACAGTAGCAACAATCTTAGAATCTATTCCAGGATATGCAGCTGCTACAAACGGTGATCAAGATCAGTTTGCAATGGGCGTACAAAAAGTAGGTGCATTAAACAACAGATTCCAAGTATACAAGAACCCTTATATGACTGAGAACATCGTTCTTATGGG